AAAACCCCTGGTTACAGCCGTGTGTTCAGTATGGTAACCCGTGGTCAGCAAGAAAACCCCCAGGTGCTTGACCTGTCACGTGTTGTCAAAGAGTGGATCTCACCAGATGTAGATTCTATTATCGCTAGTCCGCAGAACTCTTTGGTTGCTGTAAGCGGTCAAAGTCTAAACGAAGTGTTTCTATATCGTTATTACAACGACGGTAAAGAAAACCTTATGGAGTCGTGGGTTAGCTGGTTAATGCCTGGTACTGTACAGTTCCTAGCTACTAGCTCTGACGATATGTATGCTGTAACTAAACAAGGTAACCAGTTTACCATTACTAAAGCAGCACTAAGTCAAAGCCCTGAGCAAGCTATTATTGTCAACAACGAAGGTGAAAAAGTTAACCCTTGTGTTGACCTGTACAAAAACATTGCTTCTAGTGCTGTTGTGTACGACGCTACTAACAACCGTACTAAGTGTTACATCCCTTACAACGATGTTTCAGGTTTGACACCTATCATCGTTATCAAAGGTGACACCAGTGCTGGTACGTTCGTGGAATCTGGTTTTACTATTACACCAGAACGAGGGTCTGATACCAACGGTCCGAACTCACCTGCTACTGAGACGTTCTTTATTGTACCTAATAAGAATCTAACCAACAGTGGTGAAAAACCACTTAATGTTGCTGGTGATGTTATTGTTGGATTTAAGTACGACTTCGACGTTACACTGCCTAAGACCTATTTCCGTCCTGAAAGAGCGGCTACTGATTTTACAGCTAATCTTACTATTGCACGGATGAAGTTTGCAGTTGGTTTGTCTGGTGTAATGAGTTTCAAACTACAGCAGACTGGACGCCGTCCTTACAGCGTAGAGTTCACAGGTGATGGTAGTACCACAACCTACACCTTTAACAAACGAGATCTAGACTACGTTACTAGGTCTGATGTTAAAGTGACAGTCAACGGTGTAAACGAGACTGGTTTTACTTTTAGTAATGACACCACGATTGTTTTTACCACTGCTCCGGCAAACAATGCGGAGATCGTTCTTTTTATTGAAGAGTGGTTTACTGTTCAGCCCATTGCTGACGCTAACACTTATCTAGCTAACGACGTTCCTCTTGCTAACGACACTGTATTTACCATTCCAATCCATCAACGCACAGAAAATTTTAGAGTTAGAATGTTTAACAATTCACCGTTCCCGGTTGCGGTCAATTCAATGATGTGGGAAGGTAACTACACACCACGTTTCTATAGGAGGGTCTGACGTTGTTCAATCCAAAAGAAAATATCCTTGATGAGCAACTAGCTGTATCAGGTATTGAAAATAACATTTTTGGTTTTGTTGCTGACATTTTTACTGGTGGCGCTTACTCAGCTAATAAACAAGCTAGAAAGCAAGCTGCTAGTGTAAATGAATACAATCACCAGATGTGGGAGTTCGATAACGAACAAGCACTTCGTTCTTACAACTACGCTGTTGACGGGCTTAAAATACTTAAGCGCAACACCGAAGCTAATATCTTAGCTCAAGAGGCTGATCTAAAACAAAAATATGATTACGGAATGGCTATCCGTAATTATGAGTTTAGTGAAGAGTTGCGGGAGTACAATCAATCTCAAGCACAAGCACAGGGTCAATTTAGTTTTAACGATATTGCCCTGCGTCAAGCTAACATCGAACAAGATCGATATTTAGCAGAACAGCAAGCTAGCCTTGATATTCAAGGGGATCAAACCTTAAAGGAATATACGATTGCTGCTGCCGGTCTTGATCTAAAACAACGTAGGATTAAAGCAGAATCAGACATCAAACTTCGTGAGTCTCGTATTGAAGCTTTGAAACAAGCTGGTCAAGTCCGAGCAAGAGGTCAGGCTGGTGTTTCATCAACCAAAGCCTTGCAAGCTGTTTTTGCTGAACAGGGTGCTCGTCAACAGGATATTGTACGACAAACGTTGTTTGCTGGTGAAGAGCTTGAGATTGACTTTAAGTCACTTAGCGATCAACTGCTTTTGGATCAAGCATCTCTAGACTTTTCACGGGCTAGTTTGTTGGCTTCTGACGTTGATAAACGTCGTAAGTTTGATATGCAAAAACTTCAAGCTGATCTAAATGCTGAAGCACAGATGATGCTAAGACCTGAACTAGCACCGCCTCTGCCTGCACCGTTCGCACTGCCGCGTCCTGAATATCAAGACATCTTTGAACCGAAGGTACCGCCTCAACCTAGAGAAGTCTATGCTCAAACTAGAAGTCTGGCTAGCGCATTTGTTAGTAACACTTTGGGCTTGGCCGCTACCGCAGCTGGTGCGGGGATAATTAAATTCTAAACTCTCTTATGGCACAATTTAGAAGTTACGCACAGCAAGGGAGTTTTAGCGACAACCAGCTACAAGCCCCCGATCAAACACAAAAAATTAGGAGACGTAAAGAAAGCCGTTTGCGTGGTATGCAGGCGGCTCAAGCTTTTCTTGAAGAAAACCGAAACGTCTATCTTAACTCACAAAAGCTTGCTCAACAGCAAGAATCTATAAACAGAGAAACAAACAGAAAGCTTGAACAAGAGAATCGCCAAAGGTATCGCGATGCTCTGACTCGGGATTTCAAGATTGAGCAGCAAAACATCCAAGGTCAAGCTCAAAGAACTGAAGATCTGATGAAGTCGATTGGTTCGATTTCTCAGAGTGCAATGCAGTTGTATGGGCAAATTCGAGAAAGCAGGCAAAAAGATAGGATTGCTGAGTCTACTTACATTATTGATCGTACTGGTCTAACCTATAACCAGCTTCAAGAGATCACAAAACTTGACGATAACCTCAGTCAAGCCGAGTTTGCACAGCAAGACATTATCCGTAACCTTATTGGTGAAGGCGATACTGATAAGTTAAACTTATTTTATAAGTACTATCAGAACAGAGGAACTAAAGAGTATGCTGAAAACGCTGGTCTTTTCCTCAAAACAGTTGATACGTATGCACCGTTTCTTGACGAAGCGTTGAGACGACTGCCTGTTGAGGCTACATCACAAGATAAACAAGATGCGTTAGAGCAAGCTCACCAAGACTTTCTTCGTGTTAATTTCTCTGAAAAAGGTGTACGTCCTGAATTGGTTTCGACGATTGTCAGCCCAAAGCTGCGATCAATTAGAAACGTATTCAATCAAAACCTGTTGCAACAACGGCTAACCGAAGCTGCTAAAACACAGAAACTTGATACCTTTAATTCACTTAACTTAGCGTGGAATAAAGGTGGCGTGTCTGAAATTATTAAGTTCAACAGTACAAACCCTTCAAGCCAAAAACGAGAGCAGATGCTTGAGTGGGCTGTTAACGCCTCTTATGGTAACGGTCCTAATGCATTGACCGGCAGTGACTTGAAAGAGCTGTTAGACTATGAATATGAGTTTAACGGTAAAACCACGACACTTGGTCAGCAATTCAGAGGCACCGAAGCTATTGGAAAAGTACACCAACGTATGCGTGCTTACAGGCGCGAAGAAACGATTGAATTTCAACAGAGAGAATCTGCAGAAAAAGATCGTATCAACAGTGGTGTTCGTGATCTATTTAGCCAGCTTAATTCAGACGGTTACTTGACTGATGCTGAGTACCGGCAAATGGAACAATATGTAGAGGATGAAGGTGGGTTTGGTATGAACATCCCGTTCCTTGACTCTGCTAAGAATCTAACTCTTACAAAACGTGCAGAAGTTGATGCTCAAAGAGAGCTTGACCGTTTGTATCGTAACGGTAACCTGACCGAAGAAAGAGTCAAATCTATGCGGTTAAGTCCTAACCTTGCTTCTCAATACTTGGGATACGCACGGGCACAGGACACGCTTCGTAATGGTGAAGAGTATAAGTCAGCTATTGAGCAAGTTAAGGCTTCTGTTCTTAACGATCAAGGTATTGCTGTTGCTTATACATCTAAGCGTAACGTCGCTAACGTTACCGCTATGCAAAACAAACTTGTAAGAGAGTTTAAGGCAAACCTAGCAGCAACTGGTGACATCCAACAATCCTTGGCGTTGAACAATCAACGTGTTGCACCGTTGTTGTCTAACTTGGCAAACCGTGATAAAAACGGTAATTTTTTAGAGATCATCAACGATCAAAAAAACTTGTTAGGTAAAGCTCAGCAGAGTATTGCTGATTTCACAGCCGTGAATAAAGTCATGCTTGACAACCCTAACGTGTTGACTGATCCTAAATTTATTGTTAATGCAATGAGTGAATCTATGGAAGCTGATGTAGTAAATTATTTTGACAAGATTGGTAACCCAGGTGCTCAAGAGCCTGCTATCATTCGTCATATTGGTGATCGATTTAATATGGACCGGTTGCAGGTCATGAATTTCATTGCTCCTGCTATTGGTAAAGAGCCTATTAAATTGAAAGATATGACTCTTGCCGAACGTAAAGCACAGCTGCCTCCTAGGTTTATTCGTGCGTTTAACGTTAACAGAACTAATGAACGTGTACAACGTGCTGGTGTAGCCCTTGCTAACGCTGGCAGCACTGCTCAACTGCGTGGACGTTTTAACGTACCTATGTCTGACAAAGCTGTGCCTGGTGCACGTACTTTGGTTGGAATGGGTCTCCCTCCCCGTAGTGCTGCATCTTTGGCAGGTACGATTGAACAAGAATCGACTTGGCAAGGTCAGCGTAGTTGGGGTGAAGTAATGAACGATACCTCTGAAAGGAATTATGGTCTTTTGTCTTGGGCTGAGTTCCAAGGTGATCGTGCACGTGTTGCACGTATTGAAGGTTATCTAGGCAAATCTATTGATCAAGCTACTGACAACGAGCAACTTGGTGCTATCCTACGTGAGATGAAAGAGGTCTACCCACAAACCTATAAGGTTATGATGGATTCTTCTTCAACTCAAATTGAGATTGACCAAGCCCTCAAAGATTATGTAGGCTACGGTCATGCTGGTAACCGATACAGGTTTGCTAACCAGATTTTTAATCAATTAAATGAATAGCTATGATCCATCGATGATGGGAGGTACGCCTAGTCTAAGTGAGGAAGACCGTGAAGAGATGCTTAAGGAGCAACAGCGCCTTCAAGGTCTCATCACGCCTCCAGACGAAACCCAAATCGATCCCCAGGCTCAAACACCCGAAGCTACGGCTGAGGCTGTCCCTGAGCCTCAAGCTCCAGTAACAGAACAAGTTACACCTAATCGATATAGGGATGCCCAAGGCAATGTTGACATTGAAAAACTACGCCGTGAAGGTGCTGAGTTTGATATGGCTGCTGCTACAGGCGTCCTTGATTTTGGTGTTGACCTACTAAATCTTATTCCCAACGTTGACATTCCCAAAGTATCACCTTATGAAAACGAGGTTGCTCAGAGTGTCCGTGAACTTTCGTCTATTTTAATACCTACTGTTGCGCTTGGCGGTGTTGCCGGTGCTGCAGTCAAAGGATCTAAAGCCGTACAAGCATCTAAATTCCTTAATGATCCTCTTGTCAAACATATCGGCCAAACTGCATTAAGTGCTGGTACTGGTGCGTTTGTTGACTACACTGTTGAAATTAACCAAGAGGACGACAACCTATCTGGTAGTCTGCGAAAACAGTGGCCTAGATGGTTTGGTTGGATTCCTGAGGATGTTGCTACATTGGATAGCGACAGTCCTGAAATTAAACGTGCTAAGAACGTCACCGAAGGTGCTTACTTAGGTGTTGGCACTGACTTGCTGCTTGGTCTAAACAAACTGTTTAAGGGTGTACGTGGCATTGACAGGGCTACACAGTGGGTACCTGAATCTGAAAAAGCAACAGCTTGGTTCAGTAAAAACCTAGAGATTGACGCTACACCTGAAGCTGTAATTGAACGCTCTGCAGGCAAACGCTCCGATGCTCTTGATGAAATCGGTTCTTACAACTTAGATAAATCTACTAACCTAGATCAACCTATTTTTGGTGTACACGATCTTTATGGGTACCAAGAGCAAGGTGTTAGATCTGCTGATGACCTTGGTGTGATTGGTGCTTCTGTTGACGTTGTACGTATTAACAAAGACATTGAAACGGTCTACGGTCGTGTAGGTAGTGTTGTTACTGAAGGTGCTCTTAAGTTTGGTTTAGAGACTGCTGATAATCAAGAAATGGTTATTCGTGGGATTGCTAGCCAACTGCAAGACGCTGGGGAGTATGGATACAACACAGCAGGTGGTCGTTATATTAGCCACAAAGAAGTTGTAGAAGAAGGTGAAGCACTTGCTGCTCAATTCTATGATATGGATTTGCCGCAACTCAAACGTGCAATATCTAAACTACAACGTCCTGATCCTGACACTAACGTCATGGTGCTTCGTTCAGAAGGCTATGCAGGTGTTATGGGTGCTATTAAGAAGTATATGGATGACTTTGTCAACATGGATTACATGCGGGCACAGGCATACGTCGGTACTTCTATGGCTGGTCAGGTATCTGATATGGCTCAAGGTATGCGCCTTACTGAAGGCACACCTGCCATTGAACGTGCACAAGAACAGATCCTTGATCGTGTTGAGTTCCTAATGGCACAAAAGGGCATGACGTCGTATGCACGAGGCCGTGCTCTTAACATGCTTAACCTTTGGAACCGCATGACTGTTAAGGGTACTAAAGCGTTTGACATGGCTGAGGCTAAGCGCCTTGAAGGTCTTATCAAAAACGAAGGCAACGCCACGCTTCGTACTATGGAGCGTATCAAACAAGAAGCTAAGTCTACTGTTGACAACCTGCGTGTCATCAAAGAAGAGCAGCCTGAAATGCTTGCTCCGTTGATGATGGCATATGAATTGACTGACGGCAATGTCAAAACTATTGCCCGCCTAAATGATTATATTCGTAACTCTACTGGTGTTTTAAGTAAAGCGTTTATTGATTTGAATCCTGAAATCCCTTCTGTGGTTCTTCGTGGGTTCTTCTCTAACCTTTACAACTCTACGTTGAGTGCATTTGCAACTCCCATCAAAGCTGGTCTATCTAACGCATACCTGTTAGCTGAAAAGCCTGTGCGTACCATGGCTGGTGGTTTGATGAATGGTGACCTGAAAACAATCCGACGTGGTTGGTATCAATACAACGCTGCTCTTGAAACGCTGCAAGATTCTTTTGGTTACATGAAAGAGGTCTTCAAACGTAGTGGTACTGACCCTTATGTGGTTGCTGCACGTGATGATATTGGACTGCGTAACGAAGCACAGATGGACGTGCTGCGAGCCTTTGCAAACGCTAAAGCTGCAGAAGGTGAGTACGGTCCACAAGTCATGTTGCAGATGGTTGAAGACATGAATGCGTTGGCTGATCATCCTTGGTTGCGTTTTGGTAACCGTTCTATGCAGGCGCTTGACGGCTTTACACAGTCTATGATTGCCACTGCAGAAGCCAAAGGGCGTGCATACGACATGGTAACTAACGGCGGTAAAGAAGCGTTTGATGCAGACAAAGCTCAAGCACTTTACACAAAAGTGCGTGACGGAATGTTTGATAAAAACACTGGTCTAATTACTGATGACGCTGTAAAACATACAACCGGTGAGATTGCTTTGAACTTGGACAACGCAGCTAACGATGCGTTTTCTTCAGCAATCCGTAGATTTCCTGTTCTTAAACCGTTCCTGTTGTTTACTAAAACACCCCTAAACGATCTAGCTTTGTCAGCTACTTATACTCCTTTGGGTGTCTTTTCTAAAACTCGTAAACAGTTTTCTTTGCCGTTTGAAGAAATGGCAGGAGAAGAGGTTGAACGGTTGCTTGTGTCTCGTGGTGTTGATCTTGAAAATACACCATCTATTAAAGCTAAGTACGACGAAATTCGTGCTGACATAAAAGGACGCGAAGCTATCGGTAACCTGGCTGTAGCCGGTGCTGTGGGTCTTTTCTTGAATGATAGGATTACTGGCAACGGACTTTACGACAAACAAAAACAAGCTCTTCGACGGGAAATTAACTGGAAGCCCCGTTCTATTCGTTTGCCTGGTGGTGAATGGGTTAGCTACGATAACCTTGGACCTATTACTAACTGGTTAGCTTTGACTGTTGATGTCATGGATAACTTTGGCAGCTTGGCACCAAACGACATCGGTGAACAGCTTCATAAACTAGGCTTTGTTATGGCTTCTTCTATTACAGAAAAGACTAGCACTTCTGGTTTGGAAGCCTTCTTTGATGTACTTAGAGGTGATACCGGTACTATCAACAAATGGACTGCTAGTTTCTTGACCAGCGCAACTGTGCCTGGTTCTAGTCAACTCGCAGAGATCTCTCGACTTATGGACCCAGGTCTAAAGGAAGTTGAGATGAGTGTGTTTGATTTGATGCGTAACCGCAACCCAATGACAAAAGGTCAACTTCCTGCTGTCTACGATTGGATTGACGGTGGTGAGGTTGGTATTCCTGATACCTTTATGGCACGTGTATGGAATACCTATATGCCTTGGAAAGTTAGTGGCAGCATGAGCGATGAAAAACAATTCCTTATGGACATTGAATACGATGCTCGTCCTACTCTGCGTACCAACGGCAAAGGTATTGAATACACTAAAGACGAACGTTCTGAGATTACTAACATCATGGGACGTGATGGGTTGTTCAAAGATGGCATTAAACGTGTCATGCAAACTACACAAGGTAGAGAATTTAGACGTCGTTACAAAGAGGCAGTGGATGCAGGTCTAGAGCCTGATCTTAGCATCTTTGAAGATCTACACATCATGCTAGATCGTGAACTGCGTTATGCTATGAAGATGGCATCTGCCAAATCTTCTAGCCGCGATTCTGTATCTAGAAAAATGTATATTCAAGAAACTGTTGGTGGTTACTTACGTTCTGGTATGAAGAACGAAGCCGAACGGTTCTTGCAATACATGGGTGAATACTCTTATTAACTTACTAAAGCGTAATGGCTGTAACTCAAAACTCATTCACAGGAAATGGCTCCACCACCAATTTCTCTTTTACATTCCCCTATATTAAAGAAGCGGACGTCAAAGCTAAAATTGACGGCGTAAACACAACTGCATTCACACTAGCCAACGCAACAACGGTATCGTTTACTACAGCTCCGTCTAACGGGGCTGCTATTATCATTTTCCGTGATACCGACAACGACGAAAAAACAGCTACGTTCTTTGCTGGATCGGCTATCAAAGCAGAGGACTTGAACAACAACTTTGATCAGGTGTTGTTTACTGCACAAGAGGTTGACAACAACGCTTTGCAGACCCTTGGTGGCACCATGTCTGGTGATCTGAACTTTGGTCAGAACGCTAACATTGTCTTCGAAGGTGCAACAGATGATGCAAATGAAACAACTCTGACGGTTGCAGATCCTACTGCTGACCGTACGATCACCTTGCCCGACGTAACTGGTACTGTTGTCACGACTGGTGACACAGCAACTGTTGCTACAGCAATGGTAGCCGACTCTGCAATTACTAGCGCAAAAATTTCTGACGGTACTATTGCTACAGGCGACATTGCAAACGACGCAATTACTACCGCAAAGATTGCTGACGCAAACGTTACCACGGCACTGATTGCAGATGCCAATGTGACCACTGCAAAGCTTGCTAGCGATGCTGTTACCACGGCTAAGATCACTGATGCCAACGTAACCACCGCTAAGATTGCAAACGACGCAATTACTGCCGCAAAAATTGCAGCAGATGCTGTTGGATCTAGCGAGATTGCAGCTAATGCAGTTACTTCAAGTGAGCTGGCTGACGCTTCTGTTGATACTGCAGCTATTGTTGACGCAAATGTCACTACTGCAAAGGTAGCTGACTCTGCAATCACCACTGCAAAGATCAACGACAGCGCAGTTACCAGTGCAAAGATTGGTTCTAACCAAGTAACTGAAGCAAAGATTGCAGATAACGCAGTCACTACCGCTAAAATTCCTGATAGTGGTGTAACTACACCTAAGATTGCTGACAATGCTGTCACAAACGTCAAGCTTGCTGATGCTGAGCTGCGTGAACTGGCAACTATGGGGTCTACCACTGCGTCTGCACTGGCTGATCTTACGCAAGCTGAGGTTCAAATCCTAGACGGTGCGACTGTTAGCACCAACGAACTCAATATCTTGGATGGTGTCACTGCTAATGCAACTGAAATCAACCAGCTTGACGGCAATACGCTGACTAATAGCTTTACTGCTAGCAGCACAACCCAATATCCGTCGTCTAATGCCATCAGCGGCTACGTTCTTGGCCTGATGGACAACCTCGGTGGCTTTGTTGCCATCGCAAACGAGAACAGCTTCCCCACTACCAACCCTGATCCCTCTGATGATGCAGGCACTGTTGTGTCTATCTCTGATGCAGGTGGTCTGGTAGTCAGTGCATCTGGCACTGCAAGTGGTCAAACCACTGGTGGTACTGCTGTAACCATCACAGGCTTCCCGTCTGCACTGCAAAGCAGCACCCTGCCTGCAGGTCAAGGCTTGCAAGTTGTTTCTACTTCCACGCTCAACACCTATACGTACCACAAAGTCCTTGGTACAGACGCTGACATTGCACAACTGAACGATGATGTCAATGATTTCTTTGCCCGGTATCGTATTGGCACGACTAATCCTACCACAGATCTAGACGCTGGTGACCTGTTCTTCAACACGTCCACTGGCAAGATGCTGGTGTATGACTCCACTACGTCTGCATGGGAGGAGGTACAGGCTGTTGGTAACTACTTCATCAACACTCTAAGCTCCTCAGGAGGCACTGGAGGCGGCTCAGCGACGTTTAACGGCTCTGCTTATAGGTTTACCCTCAGCAACCCTGGAAGTGTCGCACAGCAGCATATCGTAAGCATTAACGGTGTCATTCAAAAGCCTAACAGTGGCACGTCACAACCGTCTGAAGGCTTTGCTATCGACAATGCTGACATCATTCTTGCTGCAGCTCCTGCTACTGGCTCTGAGTTCTTCATTGTCACTGTAGGTACTTCTGTCAATATCGGTGCTCCTAGCAACGATACCATCAATAATGCGATGGTTAAGGCTGATGCAGCCATTGCTGGCACCAAGATCAGCCCAGACTTTGGTAGTCAAAACGTTGTAACGACTGGATCGGTTGGTGTTGGAACGACGTCGCCACTTGCTTTATATCGCAGCTTGTCTATTCACGGACCAGCCAATGATCAAGGTGGTGTTCTTGATTTAGCAACAGCTAATCAGTCTTCAAGAGCATACGTATTTAACGATTCCAACGGCTTGAGCGTTCAAACCGCAACGTCTCACCCCATTCTGTTTAAGCCTAACAGCACCGAGCGCCTGCGTATAGACAGCTCTGGGCGTGTAGTTATTGGCGCAACTTCAACTCCAGTTCAATTTTCAGTTCAAAACGCCTCAACTTCGCTTGGGATTGAAGTTGACACGGCTAGTGGGTTTGCGTCTGGTCCTACCTTGCGTGGTTACCACCGTCCTGGAAGTGCCTACAAAAACTTAGGCATTACTGGTGCACAAATTATGTTTGGCATCAATGATGTAGAGAAAGCACGCATCGACAGCTCGGGGCGGTTGTTGCTGGGCCATAGCAGCAGCGTGGGTGATGACAACAACCTGCAACTTGTTGGGTCAACGGCTGATGGATCTTCAGCGACATTTTGGCGCTCTAGTTCGGATTCAGGCAATCCCCAGCTCAACTTTGTAAAAACTAGAGGTTCTGTAGCTTCTCCCTCAATTGTTTCTAGTGGCGACACTTTAGGACGCATTCGGTTTTATGGCTGGGATGGTCTTGACAGTGACAGTAGAGCCGCAGAAATTATCGCGCAAGTAGACGGAACACCTGGCGGGGATGATATGCCAGGAAGGCTCATCTTCAGCACCACAGCTGACGGCTCACGCGTCGTGACTGAGCGGATGCGAATCGACAGCTCTGGAAATGTTGGCATCGGAACCACATCCCCGTCAAAAAAGTTACACATCGATTCAAGCTCAGATCAAATACGTTTGTCCGATGGATCTGGCGGTTTTGAGTTGAGAGCTGGCAACGTATTTAAGATTTCTGATGATGGTACTGAGCGGGTGCGGATCGACAGCTCTGGGAATGTTGGCATCGGAGTGTCGTCGCCGCGTGGACTTCTTCACTTACATTCTTCTAGTGCTCCTCGGCTTGATTTTACAAACGCAACTACAGGCACAGCAAGCACAGATGGAACAACTATTTCTGTTGATAGCTCAACAGGCGCGTTAAATATCATTCAAAGAGAGTCGCAACCAATCCAGTTTTATACCAATAATACTGAGAAAGTGCGTATTGATACTGACGGTCACCTGCAGATTCGCCGTGAGGGCGTTTCAAGTATGCCAGGTGTTGATACACGGCACACTCGCTATATTATCAAGCAAACTAATGGTCAAGAAGCAATTCTTGGCGCAGTTTATGCACAAGGTCAATCAGCTTGGGGCGGCGATTTAGTCTTCGCAAGTAAAAGTGCAACCGGCATCCCAACTACTGGATTGACGGAGCGGATGAGGATTGGTGATAGTGGGTATGTAGCCACTCACATGAGCAGCACCCTTGGGCTTGTTCTTGGCACAGTAGGTAATGCAACAAATTACACCATAATTAAAGGTAGAAGTTCTTCTACGGGCATTAACACTGGAAACGATGTTTTCTATGTTTATGGCAACGGCAACGTTCAAAACAGTAATAACTCTTACGGGCAAATTTCAGATGTCAAGCTAAAAGAAAACATTGTTGACGCGAACTCGCAGTGGGACAACATAAAAGGTGTAAGAGTCCGCAACTTTAATTTTATTGAAGGACAAACTCATACGCAAATTGGTGTTGTTGCTCAAGAGCTTGAGGCAGTATCGCCTGGTCTTATTGATGAAGCACCTGATCGCGACGAAGACGGCAACGATCTTGGTACTGTCACTAAATCAGTCAAGTATTCAGTGCTTTATATGAAAGCAGTCAAAGCACTTCAAGAAGCAATGGAGCGCATCGAAACCCTAGAAACACAAAACGCCTCCCTTGAGGCAAGACTAACCGCTCTTGAAGGAGGATCTTAATTATGGCACTTACACAAATTACAACCGGTGGTGTTGATGACAATATCAACATCGACAGTAATACTCTGAAGGTTGACGGTACTAATAACCGGGTTGGAATCGGGACGGCGTCGCCTGGGCATAACCTGGAAGTAAAAGGAAGCTTCCCTGACTTCGCAATCGTTGATTCTGATACTACAAACGACAAGTTCAGGATTCTGCATAACGGTGGTGGAACACAGTTGATGGTGGATCCCAATAATGTCGGACCTAACGCAAGTTATCTTTTGGTCTCAGTTGATGGCAGCGAGCGGATGCGTATCAACAGCTCTGGGCATGTTGGCATTGGAACCACTAACCCTAATTCCAAATTAACTCTTTCAACTGGGGACAAGATTTTTGTACCTACAGGCGAAACTCTCAATTTTGGTCACACGACTGGGTCGGTAAATACCGAGCGGATGCGTATCGACAGCTCGGGGCGGTTGTTGGTAGGGACAACGACTGCTAACGGCAGCATGACCGTGAACATGGGCACGGATAAAAATATTAGTTTTTCTGGCGGTGTTAGTGAAGTTGGTAGCGTTCCAGCTTTACAAGCAACTAACACGTCCGGAAGCTCTTTGGCGTCAATGGGTTTCCGTGCCACAGATCTGCGTTTTGCCACAGGCTCAGCCGAGCGGATGCGAATCGATAGCTCGGGGCGGTTGTTGTTGGGCACGACGACTGAAGGTTCTGGAAATGCCGACAACCTTACAGTTGCAGATAGTGGTCACTCCGGAATCACGATTCGCTCTGGAACGTCTAGCCATGGTTCTATTTACTTCTCAGACGCAACCAGTGGCGGTGGCGAGTATGACGGATATATTGAATACGAACACGCTAATCAAAGATTTAACTTCGGCACGGCAGGTAACACAAGGATGCGCATCGACAGCTCTGGCAATGTTGGAGTAGGACACACTAATCCGTCAGCGTTTGGCAAATTTGTTGTTAGTGGAACTGGCAACTTAGTTAATCTCAATGCAAGTAGCGGCGCTGCAAGTCTAAAATTTTACGAGAACGGTTCTGGCAGATTCAATTTAGATACTTTAAATGGATCAGTTGGCTTAGCTTTCAAAAATGGCAGTAGTGAATTTGCACGCATCGACAGCTCAGGGCGATTGTTGGTTGGAGCGTCAAGTACTCGCAACAAGTGGAACAATCAAACAATTGGCGCAAACCTTTTGCAAGTAGAGAGAGCAGGCGATGCAAATGCTGCTGCAATTTCTATTACTGCCAACTCAGGAACAACAAACAACACCTCTGCGGTGAGTGCGGCTGCTCGCTTGCTACTGGGACGTACTAGAGGCACAAGCGTTGGCTCTAATCAAGGCATTGCTAATGGCGACATCTTGGGCGATGTAAGTTTCCAAGGAATGGATGGCAGTGAATTTGTAGAAGCTGCAGCTATTCAAGCATTCGTTGATGGTGTTCCTAGTGCTAATGATATGCCGGGTAGGCTCGTTTTCAAAACCACCACGGACGGTTCAAGCGCCCCGAGCGCGCATATGATTATAAATCGCAATGGTGAGTGCCGAATTGGGCATGGTGATTCAGACCCTGTAAGCACTGATATGGTGCATAGCATCCAGGACCCCAACCTAGGTGCTGTTACAAGCAATTTAGCTCGTCTTGTGATGCAAGAAAGAGCTGGTAATTGGATTTCATTTAAGTCGGGCAGTGGAACTCATTACGGCACCATTTCTCAAAATGGAAGCGGTGTTTCTTACGGCAGCAACTCTGATTATCGCTTAAAAAATAACGTTGAAAATTTTACAGGTGGTATAGCTTTAGTAAAACAGTTGCGCCCAGTTACGTTCAACTGGAATGAACTTAGTGGCAATTCCGACACAACCTCAACGCAAAGGGGATTCATAGCGCATGAGGTTCAGGCAGTGGAGCCAACCGCTGTTACAGGCGAAAAAGATGAAATGGATCGGTATGGTGATTGCTACGATGCAGAAGGCAGAAAAACTCAAACAAATGTTTTTGAGCGCCAAGCAAAAGAAGGCGAAACTTGGACTTTTCAATCAGAGGAAATTCGTGATCAACAGCTTGATCCAGCAAAGCTAGTTCCGATATTGACTGCTGCACTGCAGGAAGCAATCGCCAAAATCGAAACCTTAGAAACCAAAGTTGCAGCCTTAGAAGCTGCAGAATAAACCACTCTATTTTTTATTTACTAACAATGTCTACTATTACTTGGAAAGTTGCTAACCTTGACCGCACTCTCGCTGACGGTCGCGTTTCTACTGTTCACTACACCGTTGATGCACGTTCTGATGACGAAGTGTATTCCGCTGGTGCTTATGGTTCTATTGGTCTTGAAGGCGATGTGGTCACTCCCTACGCTGACCTGACCGAAGAGACTGTCGTTGGCTGGGTCAAAGCAGCCCTGGGTGAAGAAAAGGTTGCAGAAGTTGCTGCAGCACTTGAAGCCCAACTGACTGAACAAGCTACACCTACTGTTGGATCCGGCACACCCTGGTCCTGATAACCATTACCTTTTAGCACAATGATCACCCTTATCCGTCCAATCCTGTTTTCCTTTCTTCAATCTGACAAGGTCAAGCTGCTCATTGTAGACATGCTGACCAAACTGGCTGAGTCTACCGACAACGATGTCGATGACAAAGCTGTTGAGTTTATTCGTAACGGACTTTTCCCTAACAAATAATGGACTTAGGAGAGCCGCCGGTACTACCGTCTCTACGGCTCCCTGAGCCCCTTGTTTTACCCCGTCCGGTACTAGATGTCCCACGAGCGGATTTGCCCTCGTACAAGCCGCTTGTGGTGCCTCCTAGCGACCTTCGGCCACCTCCGGGAGTCAAAGGAACAACAGAATCCGACAAAGAAAAACC